TTGGTGGCGCTTTAAATAGCTATCATGTGATTTCAAAGGCTGCTGATATTGTCGTTAAAGGCAATACCCCGGCAGAAATATATCACCACTTAAACCTGAGATACCCTGACCAATACGGCATTGGCCTCTATTCCGGCTGGGTCCACTTAGATGTACGCAAGGAAAAGGCTCGATGGGATGAAAATAATACTTGAGTTAACCATTTATGTGGCCATTGCAGCCGTCATGTCTGCCTTGGCTGCTGCTTACTTAGAAAATGTCATGCACGTTTTTTATTACTGAGCGTACAATTAACTGCCGGGATAGGTTTAGCGGCCGAAACGGTGGGATTCATTACCTCATCTTCCCGGCAACCAATTCGATTCCCAAACACGGAATCACATCAATGTTGACAGCAATTATGCCAGCATCTTAGAAAAACCCTTATAAATCAATAGCTAACTGGGGGTTCGATTCCCCCCGCCTCCACCAATATTACTGGGTTCATGGGGAAATGTTGGCACGATATTGGTCATGATTGGTCATAGTTGGTCAAGAAATGACAGCAATTTTGCCAGCATTTTCTCTAACCTTTTCCAAACAACTTCACAGCAGCATCACCGGCCTCTGGCCGCGCATCCGGTATCCAGGTAGCGTAAGTTCTAGCTGTGACTAGCACATCTGAATGACCCAACTGTTTCGACACCCAGGCTAAAGGTTCACCGGCAGACAGCATCATTGATGCGTAAGTGTGGCGCGTTTGATAGGGTGATCGGTAACGGATGCCAGCCTTTTTAAGCAAAGGTATCCATAGGGTGCGTCTGATTGGTTGATCGCCTGTCCATGCCTGTTGGGTGCGTGGATTCACAAATACAGGGCCATCAGCTAAGAACGTGTACTTTTTTTGGTGTAGCAAAGCATCCAGTGCTGGGGGTAATAACTTCACTTCACGGATGCCGGATAATGTCTTTGGCGTTTCTGCTTGTCTAGCGTCTTGGGTCTTAGCCATACAGACCGAAATAACACCCCTATTCCAGTCGATATTTCCCCAGGTAAGGGCAACTATCTCTGATGTCCTTAAACCGGTCCAAAGGGCGAGTTTTACTAGGTTATTGGCCGAACCAGAGGCTATATCGAGCAGTATACTTTGTTCGTCTTTGGTCAGTGGGTCGATTCTTTTCTCCCTGGGCGGCTCATTCTTCTTGTAGTTCCATCCGTAGAGTGGGTTCACCTTAATCAAATCATCGTACACAGCATCCTGTAGCGCTGATCGGAGTGGCGATAAGATGTTGGCGATTCGTTTGGTGCTGCAACTCATGCCAGCTACCCATTCGCGTACCATTCTGCGTGTTAGTTGGTGTAACTGTACGGCCCCGAACTGGGCCACAATCTGCCCAATGATCTTATCGTAACCGGCTATGGTTGATGCTTTGAGGGTAGGGCGTTTAGCGGTTAGCCATTCATCCAGGTAGCGTTCAATCGTTAGGGTTACAGGCTTGAGTGCGTGTTTGCTGGCGGGAAAGGTGGTGTTGTAGTCGAATACACCGAGTTCAATCGCTTCAACGATGGCATCTCTATGGCGCTGCGCTTTCTTTAGGTTAGCGGTGGTGGGGATGAGTGGGAGCCGTTCCCGGCAACGCTTTCCGTCAAGTTGGAAAGTGATTTCGATTGTTGATTTGCTTGCTGCTCTGACCCCTCTGCCCATGCCTCATACCCCAAAATGCTGATTAATACCCGACCATCCGGGGCCGTAATGTAAAAGGTCCACTCGCCTCGCTTGATTTTAGACCTGACAGCATTGTCGCTGTAGCCTGATAAATCTGCAAATCTTTTGATGGTGACGAGGTTCATTTTGTTAAACGATTATTTTTAGTGGATCGCTTTTCATGCTCTCGCGTGGCAGCACAAAATCGGTTAACTCATTCCATAAGGCGATCTTTTCGCGGTCATTAAGACCCACAGCACGAACACCCAAATGCTCAATGATGCGTGGAAAATCCACTGGGTCTGACCACAGTACCGAGCCGCGCATCAGTGATTTCGGCTTATGACCTTGCTGACATCTTCTGCACTCGGTGTTACGGCCATCGCTGGCTGATATATCACGGTGAAAATGGGTTAGCGGTTTCTTTTCATGACACTCAATGCAGCGCTTACCTTTCTCTACTACGCTGTTTTTGACGCATGGCTTGCACCATGAACTAAGGCCGGTACGCGCATCACGTTTTTGATAAAAGTTAGATATATCATGGACTTCCCGGCACCGTGTACAGCGATGCGTGGCACTCATGACGCTACCCGATAAGGCCGCTTTATTTTGTACTCAGCCATAAGATATTGAAATTCATAGATTCGTAAGCCGACTAATTCGCTGGCTAAGAATTTATCGAAGTTTGAATCAACGAGCGCTTTATACATTTTGCTGCGTTTCATCTCATAACTATCAGTTTGGTCTATAACTAAAGATGCCATTATGATTCCTTTGTTTCACCGGTAAGTGCGCGATCAAGCGCAGTTTGTAAAATTGGAGAGAGAGTGTTGGCGATGTCGTGCATCGCTTGTTGACTGCCCTGGTTGTATGCGTCCTCTGCTACCTCGTCCAAATCCTCAAGAGGGTCTGCGCGTAATGCCGTAATGAGCGCAGCTAGGTAGCCTCTGTTATAGGCTGCCCTTTTTGTTGCTTGGGTTAATTGCTCCTTTAATGTGATCGTTTCTTTCATGATTAACCTCTTTGCTTGTTAGTAAAATGAGAGGTGAGTATCACGACATACCCACCCCTCACACATCTTGATACCGCATCAGTCACGGAGAGAGGAGGCACTACAATGCCCCATTCTTGAGGTTGACTGACCGGCATCCTCTGCGGTTTTTGAGGGGAACTTAAAAAACCTCACGCCACTCACAGATTTACGCGCTTATAGTTTTCTTAATTCTGCTATCGCTAGTTCAGCATCAATCAGTTTCGATTCAAGGATCATTACTCTGCCCTCAACGACTTCAAGAGCGGTTTTTATCCTTTTGTCTGATGGACTGCTATCCAGCGTTTCAAACTCTGACATTAACACTTCAAAAGCCTGAGTCAGCGCCTTGCTTGTTGTTTTAAAACTCATCGAAAATCCCCCCCTTAAAAATTTATCCCCTAAATCTTCAGCCATTACGCCCCCTTTCGCAATTCCCTAACAGCATCGACAAGATTCGCTAGGGTTTGGCGATCAGTTTCTTGAATCGCTAATACTTTTTGGTGTGTGTCCAGCACTTGGAACATTTCTCGATGATGCTGATCTTCAAACTCAATCAGCGCAGCGTGTAGCTTTTCTTGTCGATCAGCTATCTTCTGCACATTGTCGAGAGTAGTTTGCAGAGTGACCATGACATCAGCCATTGTCTGGTCGTGCATCTCCAGTTTTTCATCGAGGTTCATTTCAATTTCTTCAGCCATTAGTGCCTCGCGTTAAGGTCGGGTACTGCCCATCCCTGATTTTAATCACCTCTTTCACCAGGTTATCAATGAGTGCCGAATGTTTTTCAGCTTGATCCACTAGCATTTTATTTACGGCCCCCTGGAGAAGTTGATCTGACAGTATTTGCTCAACCTTATTGGTTAGGGAGTCTGTTCTGGACTGACGGCCCTTTATTGGCTCCCAATCCAAATCATCACACGCCCTCTTGAGCGTTTTGATATGTGTGCCACTGATAGTTTTATCTATATCCAACTCATCATTGACCGCTGCAACAATGTCATCCATCTTTTTATTCTCAAGTTTTTCAGTGCCTACCCAGGACAGAAGCAAGGCGTGAAGTTGCTGCTGTTCCGGGAAAGTCAGGTATACCTTTTTCTGCTTATCGCTCATGATTCCCTCGCTAGTTTTTTCATTGTTTCCACCGAACCGATAAGAACGCCCAGTTTATTTACCGTCTGGTCAAGAGTGAATAATTTGTCATAAACATCAATATCAGACTCCATGAACGCCTCGCGCAATTTCACTAAGTCACCGGACAGGCTTTGCACAGTATCTTCCAGTTCTTTGATTCTTTTATTTTTGGTTTCAAGATCAGTCATGCTGCCCCCCCCTAGAAAGGAATGTCATCAGAATCTAAATCAGCCATAGACTGCGCTGGTTGTGGCGATCCGGCACTGCTGCCGCCCTCAGTGAAGAAGACTTTACAGTTGCCCAAGATTGGCGTTTGAGTGCCTTGCTCACGCTCTTCCTTGGAAGTCGATTGGCTGATGAAGCCATGCTGCTCATACTGATCCGGTTTATCAGGGTCGATGAAAGTAGTTAGGTCCAGGTACGTTCCTTTCTTACCTTTGAACAATCTCGATTTGTCAATCTTGCTGACATCAATGCTAATATTTATGCCTATTTTGCTCATGCTGCTTTTTCCTTATCTGTGGTTGAATTTGATGATGCTCGGATGATGTTCTTTTGTTCTTGGTTGAAGTAGCCGCCCTTGCTCTGCGCTCTCCACGCAACAGTTTGTTCGTCACGCGACAGTTCGCTCCATATTTCATGGATAGCGGAATCTCTGTCGCTCTCGCTGATGTCGGGATCGACCAGTAATTCAAGGATGGCGTTAGCTGATTCCTCAACTGGCCCAACTTTAGCCTTGAGCGTTTCGTATTTTCTGTTGTCCATCGTGTCAGCATCTTTCACATCGTCAATGCAAAAAAGTCCATTCAAAGCATATTTTCGAGAATAGGATCCGGTTGACCCGGTTAACTGGGCATCATCCATGCCTTTCCGGCTTTCGGGTTCACGCGCAAAAGCTGTGACATCAATGGCGTTAGATTCATCAGCAAAGGTTGCAGTTGATTTGACGTAAATCCGATCACCGACCATCACGATTTCATCGGATAGGGTGACGGTACAGCCATCCAAATGAGGCTTTAGAGCCTCTAAGATATCCTCACATGAGCGGTACGAATACTTGCCGAATGTGTTGGTCTGCCCTTTGTTGGCTACTAAGTTCTTCTGAACGATGCTGAGTTTTTGTCTAATGTTCATGACAGTTCCTTTTTTAGTGTGTCGCGTTCTTCCTCAACAGCCTCGTAAAGCCGGTCTGACGCAACATGGTTAAAGGATAGATCGAGCAGAGTTGCCTCTAAATCCTCAAGCAGTTCAACTTTCGATTCACGTTCTTTGGCTGCCTTTACTTCAAGCGTTTCATGTTTACGATTAACGACCTTGGCAAATTCAATTTGGTCGATAGCCGTGTTCTGATTGGTAGCCTTACAGACTCCATCACGTTGTTCATCAGTCGCATAATCACTGTATGGATTCATTTTTCACTCCTCGGACACACTCAATAAGTGCCTCGTCAACTTTTGTATAGAAATTTTTAGTGTGAAAGAACTTTAGGATCGGTAAAACTTCCACGTTGTTGATTAGGAAGTCTTCAATCTGCTCAAGTTCTAGTTTTAGATTTTTAAGACATTGATCTTCCATGTCATTCAGCAAATCATCCTCGCTAAACATCCGTGCCGCATCATAGTGATAGTCGTAAGTAATAAGTGACATATCCTTTGAGGTAATATCGTTGTGTTCTTGCAGTTCATTTCTAAGTTGAGTATGAGAATATCTAATATCTAATAAGGCTTGCTGTAGTGGTCCGTAAGAAAGGTCAACAGGGTGCAGATCGACTTTCAGCATCACAAACCTAGTGAACGTACCGATGGCGTGCTGATAGTCATATAGGCTTTCTGGCGAAATATTCAAGCGGAATGATCTTCTAATGTTCTGAATCTTTGGGATGGCCAGCCTTGGCCTCTTTTTCTCAAGACCCAAGGGTTCCAAGTTCATTACTCACCCCCGTTCAATGCAGCAGTCAGGTGTGCTTGCGTATAAGCGTTGTAGTATTCATAAGACTGCTCTGCTAACGGCTTGCCGCTAATGGCATCCTCACGAGCCTGTTTGATGTCATCAATGCGCTGTTCTTCATCGAGTTGCAATTCTTGTAGTGTGGTCATGATTCTCTCCGTTAATTAAAAGATACTAGGGCAAGGACTGCCCAGCCTGATGCCAAACAAAATAGGAAACCGATTCCAGCAGCAACAGCTTCAAATACTGATTCTTGCTGTGGTTGATTGAATGAAGTGCAGTTTTTGTAGTCTTTCATTTTCCGGCCCCTTTTCGTTTGGTGTTAACCAACTATACTTTGTGTATATTGAAAAGGCAAGCAAATATCAACTATCCGTATATTTTTTATGTCTCCTTATATTATTGATGTTAAAAAGATTAGATGAAGCTATTCAGACTGGACTTTCAGTGGTGGTGGGGGGGGGGGGGGGGGGGGGGGGGGGGGGGGGAGGAGCGCATTGATCGTGCCGATAACAAGGTTTTTCTCATCTGCCGATAATTTCACATACGCGCCGAGTAATTGCTGATTTTCTTCAGACATCCAAATTCCCTTTGAATTAATGTTATTGCCTTTGTAGCACATAAAAGAACATCAGCAAGCCGTTTATCGAGGATTGTCTATTTTGACCTACAAATTTATCAGCAGCACTAGACAGTTTAAGGCTATTTGTCGTATTTTTTGGCTAAAGAGCGGATCATTGCTTCGATAAGTAATTGATTTTCAGCGCTCAAATTCCTCAAATCTGTGAGCATTTTTGTTTCTTCGGCTGTAGGGAGAGATGCGTTGGGCGCGGTCAATTGTGTGACCGGTACACCGAGAATCTTGGCAATCTGTTCGATGTTTTCATACCTAGGCTTTCGCCTTTCCGTCATCCAGTGATTGAAAGCGCCCAAAGTGATTCCTAGCCTGTCGGCCATCCTCTCTTGCGTCATGTTGCGCTCACGCATCAGCTTGAGGGTTTCGGAAACCCAGGTATTAGTTTTCATAGGCTCTATTATCCTCTGACGATGGTCATCGGAGTATACTTCGGGTATAGATATTTCTTGACGCTCATCTCTACTCTTGGTAGAGTTGTAGGCATGAAACATATTGAAGCCTTTTGTGTCATCGTGGGGGGTCGTGCTAAAGCCGCTGCCGAATTGGGAATCTCGCCCGGTCAAGTCAGCCACCTTATCACCGGCAGACGCAATGTCACATTCCAGATCGCACAAAAAATAGAACGTATAACGGACGGGCAAATTAGCCGCAAAGACTTACGCCCCGATATCTATGGTTAGCGCCTCTTTTGCCCCCTTAACCGGGGGTTCTTTTTTGGCGTATAAATCGAACAAATCAAACTGATGAGGTGAGCGATGGTTGGCAATGAGAAACGGATCAATGAAGTGAAGTCGCGGTTTACGGACTCGGAATTTCTTGTGCTGTCGAAGTTGGCGGCTATCTCTGATCGCACGATTGGGGATTACGTCCACCATGTCGTCACCTCTCATCTGTTTGGTCATGCCTCTAGGCTATGCGTTACTGAAACCACAAGCAACCAGACGGATAGGGGCGATTAGGGATGCCCACAAACAACACTAAAGACGGTTTCACTATGGTCAGCAACGACCTATTCAACCTCGGCCTTTCCGTTGATGCTATAGCTGTGTATGTCTATATGGCAAGCAAGGACTCTGAGTGGAAGTATCACCCGAAAGAAATACGCAAAGCACTGAGCATAGGTGATTGGAAGTGGCGTTCAGCGACAAATGAACTCCGAGATAATGGCCTTTACGAAGTAACAAAGACCACTGGCGGTACAGTAATAACGCTTCACAGACTAGCAATTACAGGCACACGTGGGAAACCCACACGTGGGAAACCGCAGAGTGCGGAAACCCACACGTGGGAAACCAACGCCCTTAATAATACTAATATTACCAATACTAAAAAAGAAAGTAATACTAAGGGGAGTAGCGCACCCAAGAAGAAATTTGTCTTACCCGAAACCATTGATCCTGATGTGTGGGCAGAGTTTGAGCAGCACCGCAAAGAAATCCGCAAACCACTGAGCGATCTAGCTAGAGCCAAGGCCAGTAACCAACTATCAGGGTTGTCACCGAAAGATCAACAACAGGTGGTTGATTACACCATCACTGGCAGATACACAGGTTTATTCGTGGATCGGCTCCAGCGACAGCAGTCGGGTGGTCAATCCAGTGAGAAGTTTGGCGGCTACTCAAAATCCGAGATAGATAAAAACGCCAGGGTAGGTGAAAGCTATGAACAGTGTGTTGCAAGGATGCAGCGATCAAGACCATGACAGTGAACTCATTGACTGTCGGACTACCGACAACCGTGACTTTAATCATCGGATGCGCGATATGGGCCGTGAGGACTTATATGTTAAATCTGCTTACTCAAAAAAGGAAATTGCCGAGATGAGAGCGAAATGTAAAAGGTGGTTAGCGTGAGCCGGGAAAAGAACGAGAAAGATCAGATGAAAAGCTACGGCATTTTGCTGATGGACAAAGATGATGACATTCGCCCAGTGAGTAATTGTTGTGGAGCCATGCCTAAAGGCAATGTGCATAAGGGGATAGGCCGGTGCGCGGATTGTGGTGAATTTGCAGAGTTTGAAAGCAATTATGAAGACTGAGGAAGAAGATATGAAGACTGAGGAAGAAGATTTGATTAGCCGCGTCCGTCTTGAGAGTACGAATGAATTAGGCACTATTACTATTTTGGGCGATGTTAGCCAGGAAGATATGGTGAAGATTATAGCTATCATCGTAGGCGAGAAAGAAATTGAACTGGTTGAGGGGGAGATGCATTGACAGCTTACTACAACGAGTTTGACCCCAAGGCCGCAGCATGGCTACGACAACTAATAATTAATGGAGATATTGCGGATGGAACTGTTGACGAAAGAAGCATCATCGAAGTCGAAGCCTCAGACCTTGAGGGATTTACTCAACACCACTTTTTTGCCGGAGTTGGAGTCTGGAGTTACGCACTTAGAAATGCCGGATGGGGCGAAGATCGACCTGTCGCAACTGCTTCATTGCCGTGTCAACCATTCTCGGCAGCCGGAAATCAAAGAGGAAAATCAGATGATCGCCACTTACTCCCCCACTTCCTCGAATTGGTCGGACAGTGCAACTTTCACACTATCTTTGGTGAACAGGTTGAAAGCGCGATTAGGCACGAATGGCTCGATGATTTACAAACAGTCATGGAAAGAGAAAACTACACCGTTGGGCATTGCATACTGGGCGCACACAGCATCGGCAAGCCGCACATCCGCAAACGCATCTACTGGGTTGCCCAATGTCGGATGGGCAACACCGACAACGCGAGATTACAAGAACACAGGGAACCTGGAGAATTATATATTCGGGAGTCCGACAGGCAGAATCAGGAACGACTCAACCTCGACACAGGCATTTCTGACAGGGTGGCCAACTCCAATGGCGAACAATGCAAACAAGGATTGCAATCGTTACCGGGAGGGCAGGCAGAACGGCATCGGGGCAATAGCGAGCATAGCCGGGTGGGTAACTCCGACAGTGACGGATGCAAAGAGGGGGGTGAAACCACCCAGACCACAGGACACAGGGATTCCATTGACTCAGCAAGTGGGATTGATTGGCTCTACTGCCGAGATGAAAAGTACCGGCCAATTAAATCCGGCATTAAGCCGTTGGTTGATGGGATTGCCCGAGGCGTGGTGTATAGCAGCGATTCAGTCATTACGCCAAACGCAAGCGCTGAAGCGAGGACTATCCGGCTCAAAGGCTACGGCAATGCAATCGTAGCACCAGTGGCCGAGGAATTTATTAGGGCAACAATGGATGTGATTGATGACCAACTGCTGGCGTGATGCCGTTAAAGGCAAGACGGCAATACAGAAGCGTGAGGCTTGGGATCAGTTAGATGATGGAGCGCACAAGCTAGTGAGTGCGGTAAAAGAAAGATACGGTTTAGCTAGGGTAATGCTGGTTACACCAAAAGGATATTTTGATACATGGAGATATGATGGCAACAAGGATAAAAGAGGCCGACAAAAAGGTCGCTGAGTTGATTGAAACGCTCATTGAGCAAAGTGAGTTGATGGAAAAGCAGATGGCAGCCTTACAGAAAAGAGTGCGTGAAGTGGCCAAACATTGTGGGTATGCGATGCCGGTTGATGACTGAATATTTGATTTCACCAGTGTCTAAGCCTCGGCAGACACAGGCTGATCGGTGGCGTAAGCGCCCATGCGTGATGCGCTATAGAGCCTTTGCGGATGAGTGCCGGGAACAGGGGATGGAAATCGTTAATGGCTCAACAGTAATCTTTTACTTACCGATGCCAAAGAGTTGGTCCAAGAAGAAGAAAGCATTGATGCTGGGGAAAGGGCATCAGCAGAAACCTGATGTGGATAACTTATTGAAAGCTGTTATGGATGCAACGCTGAAAGAGGATTGCCACATTTATGACATTCATTCACAGAAGTTTTGGAGCGAAGTGGGGAGCATAAAAATTATATGACAGTGATTCGGGTATGTGTGGCGCTATTGCTTTTGCCCTGGTTAGTTTTGTTAGGGGGAGCGGTAGCCGTGATTCAGATTATTGATGGTACTTTTTTTGAGGGGGTTGATTGGGAATGAGTGATGAAAAGAAATATAGGGAAGTGTCAGATACTTCCAGAATTGATAGGTATATGGCTCAGTTGCTTGCTGCTGACATAATTAGCGCTGGAAATGACACATTGCCTTTGTGCATGGGTGACGACAGTCCTGAGCAGTTAATGTTGATGGCCGATTTATCTATAAGAGCGTGTAGAGCAGTTGATGATATGGCAGAGAGTTCAAAATATTGGAATAGTTCTTTGACCATAAATGCGATGCGCGAAAAGCGAGGAGCAAAAGAGGTGTGGGTCGATGATGAGTGAAGAAATCAGTTATGACAACGTAAATCATCCAGAGCATTATCAGATGGCCGGTGGTCTTGAGGTAATTGATGTGATTGAGAGTGCGATTGAGCCGATCAACGATCCCAAGGAAGCTATGTGCTTGGCGAATGTGTTGAAGTATTGCTTACGCTATCGGTTTAAGGGTGGGTTAGAGTCGCTCAAAAAAGCACGTTGGTATTTAGATCGGATGATTAAATACATGGAAGAAAAGAATCTAACTTATGGCAACTACAACAGAAAGGAAATAGTGAAAAATGATTGAATGGCTGAACAGGTGGATCAATCCATCAGCAGAGATTTATGAGCATAAAGGGGTTGGTTATAAGAACCGCGAGGAAAATAAGTGCTGGTGCGGTGCCGGGTTAGTTACTTTTTATTCACGAAAGCATCGGCAATGTGTGGCGTTAGATAAGTGTGGTCGCATCTATGACCTGTACGATGGCGTAGAGATTAGGCATCAGCGATGAAATTCAAGGAGAGGCACGGATTGAGTTTGAAGATGACCGTAAGGACATTGTTCATCATGGCTGTCATGCTGCCTCATGCAATTGTGCGGCAAGTGGTATGGATGCTACGTTAGCAAGGGGTTAGTATGGTATTTAAGCCAGGTGGCAAGAAACCCCCAGGTAGTGGTCGCAAGAAAGGTACGCCCGATAAGATCAGGTCAGAGGTCAAGGATAAGATTGAGGCATCGGGGTATGATCCGATCAGAGCAATGATCGAGATCGGTGAAGTGGCGATGACAGAAAAGGATTACACCCTTGCCGGGAATATGGCCAAAGAGTTAGCGCAGTATATCTACCCTAAACGTAAGTCAGTGGAGCATACGACTGATGGCTCATTTATGCCGACAGGTATCACGATTAATTTCACGGAAGACCCGAAACCCATAGCACAAGGAAGTGTGATTGAACACGACTCATCAGAAACACCTAAAGATTGACCTAACGCCTAAGTGGAAAGGTTTTGGGGAGCCACACCGGTACAAGATAGCTTATGGTGGTCGTGGGTCAGGTAAGTCATGGACCATTGCCACGCTGCTAGTATTGGAAGCATTGCAGACTCCAGGGTTCCGCGTGCTTTGTGCGCGTGAGATTCAGAAATCAATACAGGATTCAGTGCTACAGCTACTAGCCGACACCATCGAGCGGTTGGGTGTTGCTGATTGCTTTGAGATTCAGAAGACGCAGATACTTGGCAAGAACGGCAGCCGGTTCCTGTTCATGGGCCTACAATCTAACATCACTAAGGTGAAGTCATTAGAGGGATTGCACCGGGTGTGGGTGGAAGAAGCCGAGGCCGTAACACAGAGCAGTTGGGAAACATTAATCCCTACGATAAGACAACCGGGGTCAGAGATATGGGTCAGCTTTAACCCGAATGATGAACTGGATGATACGTTCCAGCGCTTTGTGGTCAATCCTCAGAACGACTCTTATGTCACTAAGGTCAACTACTCAGACAATCCTTTTTTCCCGGAGGAGTTAGAGAAAGAAAGAGTTTATCTGAAATCCATCAATACCGACCTGTACAACCATGTATGGGAGGGTGAGGTACTTTCCAACCGCGATGGTTCCTATTACGCCAAGTACGTTAATGCTAACCAGGTATTACCGATGGCAGTGGAGCCGGGTATTCCGGTATCAACGTATTGGGATATTGGTGTTGCGGACAGCACTGCTATATTCTTTGTTCAGACCATTGGGCGAGAAATCAGGGTGGTCCATAGCTATGAGAACTCAGGCGAGGGCATCCAGCACTATATCAACTATGTCTACGATTGGCGCGACAAGAACCATGCTACCTTTGGCGCTCACTTTGCACCGCATGATATTCGGGTCCGATCCTATTCAACAGGCAAGAGCAGACTAGAAACAGCAAGGTCATTAGGGTTGGTGTTCAGAGTCACGCCCAACATAGGGGTACAGGACGGCATAGACGCTGCTAGGCAGCTTATTCCGCGTTGTTGGTTCAACTCTGCCGATGATGGTTGTATGGACGGCTTACGCGCTCTGAAGCGATACCGGAAAGAATTTGATGAAAGGCGTGGCACTTATAAGTCACACCCATTGCATGATTGGTCCAGCCATTATGCCGATGCCTTTAGATACTTTGCCGTTAACCATCGGGAGGTCAACAAGCACATGACTAGGCCGGCCGTAGCGTCCACAGATTGGGCAGTTTTAGGATAACCCTAAATGTGGTATAATGTTAGCCAACATGGACGTTAATTCAGCGCCTATCAACTCTCTCATGGATGAGGGAGGGCGCGATCATTTGCATTGGTGGATAGTTTTTGAAAAAGGACATTGCAAGCATTGGTGGACAAGGCTGTTCGACCAAGAAATGCGACACTGCTGGGCCGTTAAGTTCGATGGGCAGCACTTCATTGCTTTCAAGCCATACATTGGCTACACCGACATCGAAATCATGGACATCACCGACTCCCGGCACATCGCTCCCGATGCTGCTGCGGTACTTTCTGTTCACACCTGGGCAGATGGATTACAAATGCGTGATCTAGTTCCAGCCTGTTTTAATTGCGTTGAGCAAGTCAAAGCATTGCTAGGCATTAAGGCATGGGGCGTGGTTACGCCTCGACAGTTATACAATCACCTCATCAACACCCCTCAATACACCACAATTCAAGGATAGAAAAATGGGATCATCACCAAAACCACCATCAGCACCGCCTAAATCTGAAGCGCAAGTGAAGTCAGAGAAGCGTCAGGAAGAAGAATACGAGAAAACAGAGCATGATGTCGCAGCCAAAAAGAGTGCGCTGAAGCGTAAGCGTAGAGGCCGAGCATCTTTAATCTCTGGTGAAGAAACAGGAATCGGTAAATCTGGCACGTTGGGGTAAACCATGTACAAAATACCTGAGAACTTAGGGTCTGTCGAAGACCTCATTAAGCGCTTTGCTGCGGCCAAGGAAGTGCGCGGCAGATGGGATTCCTTGCTGCGTGACTGCTACAAGTTCGCTGCACCCAAGCGAGATACCTTATCGGGTCAAGCGGTGGGGCAGAAGCGTGAGCCTGACATTGTTGACTCAACAGCAGAGTTGGGCGTTCAACGATTTGCATCAAGACTGCAAGCGATGTTGGTTCCACCTTGGCGCGAATGGATCAAGTTAGTTCCGGGTAGTGATATTCCAGAGGAAAATCAGGATGAGGCACAAGCGTACCTAGACACCGTATCAGAAAAGCTATTCGATCATCTTAATCACAGTAACTTTGCATCACAGGCTCATGAGGCTTTCACTGACTTAGCGATTAGCACCGGTGCATTGACCATCGAGCGTTCAGATAGCGACAGCAGCCTGTTGTCTTTCAATGCTGTGCCATTGAGTGAGTTAGTGCCGGAAGAGGGTCCACGCGGCACGGTAGATACCGTATGGCGTGAGCATGAAGTTAGTGTGCGTAACATCGAGCGCTTATGGCCTGATGCTGATCTGTCTGCACATTGTAAGCAACTGCTGACTGACAAGCCTGACACTAAAGTTTCCATTATTGAGGGAACGATATTCGATCCTAAGACTGAGAAATACTATCAGTGCTGCATTGAGAAAGCACATAAGCACGTTATTTATGCACAGAATTTCAATGTATCGCCTTGGGTGGTATTCCGTGAGTCAGTTCGACCCGGTGAGGTGTTAGGTCGGGGCCGAGTCATGACTGTCTTATCTGACATCAAGATGCTCAATCAGCAGAAGATGTGGCAGATTAAGAACATTGGGTTACAGACTGCTGGCGTATATACAGCCGCAGACGATGGAGTTATTAACCCCTTTACCGTTCAAATTACCCCAGGTGCAATTATCCCTGTGGGCAGCAATGAGTCGAGCAATCCAACGCTTAGACCGTTACCGATGCCGGGTAATCCACAGTTAGAGCAGCACAGCATTGATGAGTTGCGTAAGGGTATCAATCGAGCCTTATTTGCTGAACCGTTTGGCGATGTAGATGCACCAGTTCGAACAGCTACCGAGATGAGCCTTAGAAATCAGGAGTTGATGCAAGACTCAGGGGCAGCGTTCAGTCGGTTACAGACTGAGTTTATCGAAAAGATCATTAAGCGCTCAGTCGATATTCTGATCGAAGAGGGTGAGATTCAGCCGGTCAAGATAGATGGCCGAGCCGTCACCATCAAACACACATCGCCACTAGCTAAAGTACAGGATCAAGATGAGTTAGCCGCATTGCGAACCTTATTGGAATCCGGTGCAGCCTTTGGCAATGAACTGATGGCTGGCAGTATCGTCATGGAAGAAATCCTACCCTGGATAGCTAAGAAACTGGGTGTGGATAACGAACTGATACGGACCAAGCAAGAGCGTGAGGCGTATAAGCAAGCGATGGCTCAACAGGTGCAACAACAGCAGATGATGGAAGAACATCGTATGGAGCAAGAAGTCGCTCAAGCGGAGCAGCCTAGTGTCCAGTGAAGAAGAGCAAGCACATAAGATGGAGCAAGCGAGCCGGGAAGTGAGTTCTCGGTTCCTGGAGTGCTTCAGCACTGATGCCGGTGAGTTCGTATTGAACCGGCTTAAAGCAATAACACTAGATCGGCCTGTACTCAATTCGGGTAGCACACAGTTCGGTGCTGGCATCCGTGAGGGGCAGAACGATTTAGTACGACAGATTTTACAGCAGATGAGAATAGCCAAGGAGGGTTAGCATCATGGAAGAAGAATTAAGCCTTATGGATGGGGCAGCAGAAGAAACTACCGAATCAACACCTACAGAGCCAGCCAACGATGGATGGTATTTGTCAGAGGGTGTGAATGGCGAGGGTGATCGACCTGAGTGGTTCAGCGATAAATATGATTCAGTCGCAGAGCAAGCCAAAGGTTATAACGAACTATCGAAGCGCTTTGGTGGCTTCACCGGGGCGCCAGAGGAATACACACTGACTTCACCGGAAGAGTTTGGTGATAATCCCAACGGTCAATCATGGTTTGATGAGCATGATCCCGGTGTAGATTTCATTAAGAACTATGCCAAAGAGCAGAACATGAGCCAAGCGGCTTTTGATTCGTTAACGCAAGGATGGTTGCGGCACACGGTGGGTAATCTCCAAGAGGCACAAACTGCTGAGATGGAGTTGTTAGGCCCACAGGCTGCTGACCGACTCGATGCTATTGAAAAATACGGTAAGGCGAACCTGTCACCGGAGGGGTTTGCGAACCTTAAAGGCGTGGTGACTTCGGCAACGGCTGTTGCGGTGATCGAAGAACTCATCACTAAAAGCAAAAACGCAGTCATGGTGGACAGTGCCAAGACGCAGACGAACACCGGGTTAACCAGGGAGAAATTAGACGAAATGGTTGCTGATCCGCGTTACCAAGAATCACCGACATTCCGTAAGGAAGTGGATGCGAAGTTTCAGCAGTTATTTGGCTAGGCAAACTGTGGTATAATATACCCCAATCCAGCTAAAAATTGGATACCCATTGCGGACAGCGATGGCCCAACTTGAAGCGGTACTGAGGCCCTTAACCGGATACCCTTGCCAAAACGAGTTGCTAGACAGGAGTCTAGTTATATATTAACGCAGTATAAGGAAATACAATGTCCGCATCATTAAGCGCAGCAGCGCAGCAGTTATTCGACAGCGAAGTTAAACACGCTTTCCAATCATCAGGTTCACTTCGAGATACCGTTACAGTCCGTAATGGTGTAGTGGCCGACATTTACAAGTTCAGAGCGATGGGCAAAGGTCTTGCCAATCAGAAAGCAACGTCAGCAGATGTTGTTGCGATGGGCGTAGCACACAGTCTAATCAACTGTACGCTATCAAACTGGAACGCACCTGAGTACACCGACATCTTTGATTCAGCAGAAGTTAACTTTGACGAGCGTCAAGAGTTAGCGCAAACAATTGCTGGAGCATTGGGTCGTAGACTAGATCAGCTTATCCTAGACGCATTAGATGCAGCTACACCAGCCGCTTCAATCGCATCGGGTTCTGCTGGCCTAACACTAGCTAAAATCATCCAAACAGGCAAAGAGTTAAACGATAAAGGCGTACCATCAGGTGATCGTCACTTCGTAACTTCTGCGGCTGGTATGGAAGATATGTTGAGCGATTCAACGATCACTAGCGCTGATTACAACAATGTTCGCGCATTGATGTCAGGCGATATTGATACGTTCATGGGATTCAAATTCCACACCATCGAGTCACGCACTGAGGGCGGTTTAGACATCGCATCATCTGTTCGTGAGGGTTTTGGTTATCACAAATCAGCAGTCGGTTTGGCGATTGGTTTGGATGCTAAAACAGAAGTTAATTACGTTGCACAGAAAACATCCTGGTTATGTAACGGAATCATGAAAGCTGGTGCAGTTGCGAGAGATGGCAACGGTATCGTATCAGTGAAATGGGCTGAGTAATTAGCTAACCCTTGAGGACCGTCACCGTGACCCTGCTGGCTCCTTCCAACGCGGTGATTGGTCCACTTTAAGGACAATAAATGGCAACAAGTATTTCGATGTGTTCCAACGCTCTGCTCTTAATCGGGCATGGCACAATCTCAAGTTTCACCGAGGGTGGTGCTGGGGCATTGGTAGCCTCAAACCTTTATAATTCCTCGTATGAAAATCTATTGACTCTACACCGTTGGCGATTTGCTAGTGGTAAAGTGTCGCTTTCCCGGTTGACCGCAACCCCTTTGAATGAATGGGATTATGCGTTTCAATTACCGGCCAATTATATGCTCATTAATCGCGTCATTCCGCAGTCAGACTACGAGATTTTTGAGGACAAAATATATTCAAACCAACAGACATTGGATTTGGATTATGTGTACAAACCAGCAGAAAGTGAACTCCCGGCTTATTTCGTTAAGTTGGTTGAGTATTATCTAGCCTCACAATTTGCTGTTCCTGTTACCGACAATTCGACTAAAGGTCAGTTGTATGATGGGATGTTTCAGAACCAACTCAGGCAAGCTAAGTTTGCCGATGCGTCATCACGACCACCGGACGCTATAGCCAGTACACCACTCTGGGCAGCGAGGCTTTAGATGCCACGCGCAATAACCCTACAAACAAACTTCAACTCTGGTGAACTTGATCCGCGCCTAGCTGCTCGGACCGATGTAAAGCAGTTCTACCAAGGTGCAGCCATAGCTAAGAATGTGTTGTCTATGCCACAAGGGGGCGTGAAGCGCAGACCCGGCATGGGGTACAAAGCAACACTATCGGGTGAAGCACGGATGGCCGCGTTCAGTTTCAATACCGAACAGACTTATCTGATGGTCTTCACCAACAATCAGATCGAGATATTCAAAGATGGTGTAAGTCAGGCTACAGTTTCAACCAGTTATACGACAGCGCAGCTATTTGAGTTGAACTGGACGCAATCTGCTGACACGATGATTATCGTGCATGAGGATCATCAGCCAAGAAAGTTGGTGCGTGGGTCAACTCACACTTCATGGACATTAAGCACAATATCGCTCTCTAACATTCCTCAGTACAATGGCGGCAATGTCTGGTCGAGTTCCAACGGATGGCCCAAGTCTGTCACTTTTTTTGGTGGCCGGATGTGGCTCGGTGGATCGAAGAAAAGACCGCAATCACTATGGGGTAGCGTCACTAATGATTTTTACAATTTCAATCTAGGCACATCACTGGATGATGAAAGCATTTATGTCACCCTAGATACTGACCAAGTGAACGCTATCACCGGTATCTTTGCTGGTCGGCACTTACAGATATTCACCACCGGGGGTGAATTCTATATGCCTGATGCGATTATCACCCCTGAGAAATCATCAGTGAAGCGACAATCGTTATTTGGTAGCAGTTCAGTTAGACCTAAATCACTCGATGGCTCAACGCTATTCTTAGATCGTACTGGGAAATCAATTCGTGAGTTTATTTACACCTACACAGAAGATGCGTACACCTCAACAAGCACATCGTTGCTTGCTAGTCATCTATTATCGTCACCGGTTGATATGGATGTTTCGCGCGGCACTTCAAAAGATGATGCGAACTATCTCTACCTGGTGAACGACAACGGCACAATGGCTGTATTCAATATGCTCCGCAATCAGGAGGTATCGGGGTGGACCCAATGGGTAACATCGGGCGATATTGAAGCGGTATGCGTGGTGGTTGATGATGTCTATTTTGTCACTAAGCGCACGATTAACGGCTCAGTGGTTCGATTCTTAGAGATGGTTGATGTCGATAGCTATACCGATGCTAATGAACGCTCAACACCAGGCAGTGCAACAGTCACAGGACTAGGGCATTTGAATGGTGAAGAATGTCGCGTTAAAGCCGATGGTGCAGTGATGTCTAATGCAACACCTACCTCCGGCAATATCACGCTGTCACGGTCAGCACAGGCCGTAGAAGTAGGCTTAGATTACGATACGCTGCTTAAAACCATGCCATTGAACATGGACTTTCAGAATGGTCCTACGTTAATGCGTAAGAAACGAATCATCCGGGTAATGCTTGATGTTTATGAGTCATTAGGTCTACACGTTGACGGCACATTGTTGCCGGATAGAGCGCTAGGAGTTAATGTTTTGAACAACACGCCAACACCATACACCGGATTAAAAGATGTCTATCAAATGGGATGGTCAGAATTAGCACAGATTGAAATATCCCAGACTGACCCGGTGCCGATGTTATTGCTCGGTGTGTCTTTGGAGATGGAAGCGTAATGCTGGCTGCTATCCGTAACCCATCACGCGCCAAGATTCTCGCACTTGAAAATGAGATGGCCAAGCATGAGCAAGTCACATTAGACCCAGTGCATTATCTTTCGGGTGGCGTGTATGCGCGAGAATTATTAATCCCTAAAGGGGTAGTTGTTACCGGCAAAGTACACAAAGGGGATCACTTATTTTTTGTGATGTCCGGTGATTTAGAGGTGATGACTGATGACGGTGTGAAACGCATCAAAGCACCAGCCATCTTATCGAGCAAGGCTGGCATCAAGCGAGTGGCCTATGCGTATGAAGATACTATTTGTGTTGCAGTTCATGCGACAGATAAAACAGAGATCAAAGATATAGAGGACGAGTTAGTTGAGCCGGTTAGTCCGCTCACTGAAGTGGCCCATACAAAGAATATAGAGGGTAAGTTATGACTTTTTGGAATGTGGCTATACTTGCTGTCGCTGTAATTGGTGTGGCTACTAGCGCCTATTCAGCATACGCGCAAGGCGAAGCAGCCGAGGCACAGGCTAAAGGACAGCAAGACCAGTTAGACCGTCAGGCTGAACAGGAGGAGATGTCAGCCAAAGAGCGTGAGATTGATAGACGTAAGCGCTTACTCTCCGCAATGGCTAGTCAAAATGCAGCATCAGCCGCATCAGGCATCAGAGCCTACGAGGGTTCAGCCTTAAATATGCTGAAAACAGATGTGAATAGTTACGAATACGATTCCATCATGGATAAGGGCAGCACCGCATCTACAGTTGGTAACTTAAAATCACAAGGCCAATGGGCCATGTACGGTGGCAAGGCGGCTAAGAGAGCCAGTTTATTTAAAGTTGCCGGTACGGTGGCCAGTGGCCTGACATCGGCTGCTTCATTGGGTGGGCCTACCGGAGCAAAAACATCTAGTCCATCGGTGCGCTCGGTTAATTCTCCGTCATATAACCAAGTATTTGGAAAATAATAATGGCTGAAAGATACCAAAAAAAGACCGTACTGAATTTCAAGCAAGCGCCTGACCATCAGAGTCGCGCCCATGCTCAAGTGTACAACTCATGGCAACAAGTGGGTCAAGTCGCTAACCAGGTGAGCAAGGTTGCCTTTCAGCATCTTGAGGCCAATGTTAAGAAAGAGGCCAATATTGCCGGAATGTTAGCCGGTCAAACAGGTAAACCCGAATTGAAAAACGGATGGACTGCCTACGACAACGCTTATGATAAGGCTGCGGTTGCGGCTTATAAAAGCAGTAGTGAAGTGGACATCATTAAGCGCTCTACGGAGTTGCGTGAAGAATACAAGAACGACCCTGATGGCATGGCCAATGCGTACAAAGGATGGTCCAAAGGGATGAAAGAAACCTTAGACCCTCAACTATTCAACGCATGGCAGTCTGTTCATCAAGCCTATTACAAGAATGACATCGGCAGAGCGTTAGCCGGGAAACAGAAAGCAGACTTTGATGCCAATGTTGCCACCGTTACAGAGGGGTTGGATGTACGTTTAACTGAATTATTAGATGCCTCTTATCGGGGCGATGATGATGCGGCTGCTGCGTTAAAACAAAGTTTGCTCGGTGACTTGGGTCTAGCACAAGAGAATGGTTTATTGACTGAGGCAGATGCTATTAAGTTTGCTGCTAAGTTAGACCGTGAGGATGCGAGTCATCAGTTCTTAGGGGCGTTTAACACAACCCTACAATCTGAGGGTGGCCTTGAGAAAGGCAAGGAAATGATCGACAACTTCATGGAATCCGATGTTTCGGCTGAAGATTTGGGGATGTCGCGCCTTGAGATGCAAGCGAAGTTAGAAACGGCCTATTACAAAGAGGTCCGACTAAGAAATGCAGAGGCAAAACTGACTGCAAGCGCCTCAAAGGTACAAATATCACAGGCTAAGAACCAGGTTAAATCAGTGGTCACATCACTGAATAACGGCATCCCAGTTACAGAAGAAGACAGCAAGACAGCGATTGACAACATTCCGTACCTTGATCCAGTAAAGCAACAAGAGTTCATTGATGCGACTCGCAGAGGTAAGGCTATTAATGAGTTCTTACAGCACTCGGTGGGTGAGCGATCTAAGATATTAGAAACACTCAAATTAGAAGAAAAAGAAATCTATAGCAAGGCTGCGGATAACTTTGACTCTGAGTTGAAAGATAAAGGGGTGCAATTCCTTGATAATTTCTTTGGGCGAGAGTTTCAACCCATAGACCCGGTTAATCCCGACCCCGATGCCATTGATAGTCGTTTGCAGAAAGTCGCGCAATACGAACAAGCACTGAACCGACCTGTTCAATTATTAACGCCCAGCGAGTCGGGTGAGATTGAGCGAGAACTTGATATGCTCATGGGAAACAACAGCATCACAAAGGTAGTGGATAAGGTGGTTGCGGTTAATCTGATGTTCGGTGACAAATCAATGGAGGTTTGGGGGCAAATTGCAGATAAGTCGGTGGGTGGTGTTTATGCTGTCATCGGAGATTTGGCGCGGACAAATGTGGGCAGAGAAACCTCGCACAAGGTATTGCGTGGCATGACTATTATGAAGTCAAGCAAGACAGTCAAGAACTTAGAAAATGTGATTGCAACGGCTATAGGTAGTGCTTTTGGCAGTAATCACAAACTTGCTCAATCTAGTCGGCAAGCTGTTCAAGCATTGCTGATGGAACGGTTAGCGCAGAAACCACCTATTACCGATGCAGATATAGACTTGCCCACTAATGAATTGAATGATGCGATCACTCAGGTTACTGGTGGCGTATACAATGGGGAATATGACCCTAGTGGGTTATGGAATAGCCAAGACTATCAGACACTATTGCCTAGAGGTAAAGATGCTGGTGCGTTTGAGAAATGGCGCGAGAACCCATCAGAATCCATACTTTCACAAATGGACCCTAATCTACCTCCCAATAGGAAAAAAGAATTGATTGAGGACGGTCTGCTGGTGGCTGTTGATTATGGCAAGTACATCATCCAATTTCTAAACAGGGATGGGTCTGCGATGCTAACAGTTAAGAATAGTGACCGAGATGGCCCATTTATACTGGATGCTAATAAATGAATTGGTACGCCCCATCATCGCTAAACCTTGATTACGACTCAGAGAAAGAACTGGGTGAAGATACCGGCTTCATGGAAAACTTCAGTGCGTCCTATGACCATGAGCAAGCGGAGAACTTAGGTAACTCAGAATCTATCACGATGATGGAGGACGTTAATAATGCCTACACCGCACTGTACGAATATACCGGGCAAGCACGATTCGACACCTTATCCGACTATGGTAATTCGGTGGCTGGATTTGACCTTGATCTGCGCGACCTCGGTGCTGAACAAGACCTGATTATTAAACTCAGACAACAACACCCTGATGATACCCGGCTCAGAACGTATGAGCAGATGATTGCCGACAAAAAGCCGGAGTTAAAGGCTTTACGAGAACGCTCACAGGACGTTTATGACCGTGCCGGTGTGATGGGTACAGTAGGTACTTTCTTAGGCACAATGGGCGCTCACGTTAAAGACCCCTTATTTATGTATTCGTTGCCTTTTGGTGCTGGTCCGACTACGGCTAAAACAGCATTAGGTCGTGCGGTACAGGTCGGTGCTAAAGAGGGAGCGATTGCCGGAGTTGCAGAAGTACCGGTATCGGTTTCACGGTATCAATGGAAAGAAAAGATTGAATCACCTTGGTCAGTTTGGGATGCAGCCGAAGAAACTTTAATGGTGATGACCGGCACAGGCTTATTGTCCGGTGTGGGTTACGCTATCGGGGATGCTTTGGGTTGGACTCATGCTGCGAAAGTAGCGCGTGAGAATGGTTTAGAGGGTGAGGCTCAGATACTAGAGAAACGAGCCAAGAAGATTGACGAGGCTAATGCCCACGGTGTTGATGTAGATGAACTACTCCAGGCTGAAGATGAAGCACTGCAAAAGGTCTTAACCTATAAAACAGTTTGGCATGGTTCACCACATGAATTTGAGCAACCTGATCTGTCCTTTATGGGAACCGGTGAGGGAGCGCAAGCGTATGGGCATGGGTTTTATACGACTGAAACACCTGGTATTGCAAAGACTTATAGGGATGATTTGTCTGGGCAAATTTCTATAGATGGAAAAGAGTTGGATTTTGTGCCAAATTCTGACGATCCATTGGGTGCTGCGTTACTTGATAAAATGAAAGGTGATGATTTTGTGCAAAAACAAATTCATCTTTTCAAGTCGAGTTTAGGCGATTCTACCCCTGATATGCAGACATGGCTGCACAAATACATAGATGAACTTGAGCAGATACACGGTAAGTCTATTTCAAGGAATCCGGGCCACCTCTACAAGCTACAAATCTCTGATGAGAACATCGACAAAATGCTGGATTGGGATGCTCCGATGAGTGAGCAGAGTGAGTATGTTAGGGCGGCTATATCGAAATCAGACAACACCCTTAAAAACAGAATATCAACGGCAATAGATTCGTATGGGGAATCCGATGTGAAAGGTAACTGGCTGTATGACGTTGGGGTAAGTGATCTGATGGCTTCTAAAGGAGTATCACAAAAAGACTCACAGCAAGCAGCATCCGAATACCTCAATTCACTCGGAATATCAGGCATTAAATACCTTGATGGGGTTTCACGCGCAGACGGTAAAGGCACTCGCAACTATGTAGTGTTCGATGAGAAAAACATTACTGCCCTTGAGCGTAATGGTGAATCACTGGTTGATATGGGTGCAGCACCCAAAGAACCTGTTGATGTATCTCCACTCATCCAAGAAGCCAAGAAGTACAAGGACAGTGCCGAGGAGTTTAAGGCTCTAGGTTTCGATGAAATACTAAAAGACTTAAAAGGCGTTCAGCGAGATTCAATCGTAACCATCCCTACAGAAAAGGTTGAGATTAAATGGCATGATGATTACGATCGCGCACTAGATACAGCGAAAAAGAACTACGACCCCGACACTGCACCACCAGTTGATTTCATATACGACTTCAAAAAAGATAAATATATTTTAGATGATGGTCATAATCGTTATGTTTCAGCACAAAGAAATAATCAGCCAATAAAAGGAACTGTTCAGCAGATTCAAGGGAACATGGACGAACTGGCCGACCTGTATGCCAAAGAAAAAGGCACAAGCATCACCGATATATGGAGCGAGGCACACGGTAGTGGAGTAGGGGAGTCACCCAGTAAATACAACGCAGATTTAGAAGTACCTGGCGCTCCAACCCTAGAGGGTAGTGAGGTCACAGCAACGGTTCGCAGTTATGCAGAAGTGATGGAAGAATTTGATGCAGAGGAACAGATTTGGAAAGATTTTGAAACTTGTATGGTGGGGTTAGCTGATGGCCAATAAGTGTACTAAGCCACTCACTCCGGCACAGTTAGAGCAGTTTGAAATACTCAGCAAGCAGCATGATGGTGACACGGCTGCAATGATGGCCGATATTAAGGCTAACATCGACTATAAGCGCAAAACGACCACCAAAGATGCACACCTCTACGATGAACTAAAAACCAAACTGTTCGCTAATGAAAAGAATATACCGGCTAGAGAGGCGTTAATGTCCTTGATGGTCAAGCGCATAGGGGATAGTGCAGGGTTCCAGAATGTTGAGAACTTAGGCGAGGCCATCAAAGGGGCTGTGACTAAAGACCTATACGATTTCTTTGATGACTATCGTTTGAAGTCGAAAGGTTACATTCCGATCTGGAAACAGGATAAAGAGGGTTTGGAAGATATGGTGCGCGTTCTATTGGGTGGTGAATCCAAGTTTGACGGAACGAGAGCAGTATCTAGCAAGAGCAATGCAACAGCACTAGCCGGTGCGTTTGAAGAACTCCGCAGACGGTTTAACCTAGCCGGTGGCAAGATTAGCAAACTGGACGATTGGGCGTTACCGCAATCCCATCATTCTGAACTGATCCGCAAGGCTGGGCCGGATGCGTGGAAAGATTTTATCCGGGATAAGCTAGATTGGGAACGGATGCAAGACGATCAACTAGAGTTCAACGGTAAAACGCTAGATAACCCGGAGGCTTTTTTAGATGAAACCTATCTGACGGTTAAGACGGATGGATTCAACAAAACCAAGAACTCAGGAAATAGCAGTAAGTTAGGCAACCGACACCAAGAGCATCGGAGTCTACATTTTAAATCACCGGAGGATTGGATTGAGTACAACAACCGATTCGGTGAGAAAGATATTCTATTAACGATTAACGACCATATTGACGGAATGTCGCAAGAGATTGCGTTGATGGAAGTGTTTGGCAGCAATCCGGCAAACAGTTACGAACAACTCAAGTACCTGGTGCAGCAAGACGAGATTGTAAATAAAGGTGAGCGCAAGCATGGTACTGGTACGCTAGATGAAGTGTTCCGTATTGTTAGCGGCAGCCAAGTATCCGGCAGTGAAAGAGCAGCCAATACTATGCGATCAACACGCAACTATCTCAGTTCAATTATGTTGGGTGGAGCGCAGTTATCAGCACTCTCTGATATTGCTTTTCAAGCGATGACCGCAGCACGACACATGGGGTTTGTCAAAGGTGCAAAGACATCAGCCGAGGGGGTTGTTTCATCATTCCTAGCTGGTGGCAAAACAGCTATTGAGAAGAAGAAATTAGCATTGCGGCTAGGCTTAACTCAAGGTGCTTGGTCCAACATGGCAATGGGTGGCAACCGATTCACTGATATTGCTGGTAAGTCTAATGAAATGTCAGCGAAGTGGGCAGATTTCACCTTTAAACTGTCGGGCCTTAACGCTTGGACGGATATGCAGCAGAACACCTTTAACCTAGAGTTCATGGGTGCGATTGGTGCAGCCGTAGGGCAGCGATGGGATCGACTCGATAACGGCTTAAAACTCACATTCAAAGAGTACGGTATCACCCCGGAGGATTGGGAATTGATGCGTCACTTGCCGACCCATAAGGTTAGCAATTCAGATGTTCAGTTCATTCGTGGCAGTAAGGTCACGGTTGATTATTTTGACCCTAACCGGTTACGCAACAACCCATTGTCTGATGGCTTAGAAGAAATGCAGCAACGTTTGTTCGATAAAGACCTAGATAAAAAGGCGCGGAAGAAACTGAATGAAGAAGTGGCCGCCCTTGAAGAAAGTATCCGGGAGCAAAATGCACTGATCGACAAGTTTCAAGCGATGGTCCTCACTGAGCGTGATTTCGCTGTACCTACACCGGATGCAAGAACTAGAGCCGTCTTAACAGGTGGGCAAGGTGCTGGCACTAAGTCAGGTGAAACAGCCAGGACATTAACCATGTTCAAATCCTTTCCGGTGACTTTGATGCTTACGCACATGGGTCGCTCGATGCGAATCGCTAAAGGCGGCAGATTAGCGTATGCCGGAACAATGGTTGCAGCAACAACCGCACTCGGAGCATTGGCGCTACAAGCTAAAGACATTAGCCGGGGCAGAACACCGAGAGAGATGGGCAGCAAAGAGTTTGCACTAGCATCATTTATGCAAGGTGGTGGGGTGGGTATCTTTGGCGATTTCTTTTTCTCAGACCAGAATCGTTTTGGTGGCGGCCTAGAAGTAACTGTGGCCGGTCCAGCAGTGGGCAAGGCGAGTGAATTTATTGGATTTGGGCAGTCAACTGTTTCTAACTTGCTCGATGGTGAGTACGGCCAAGTGGCTTCCGATACTATAAATCTAGTGAAGAATAACACCCCGATAGCCTCATCACTTTGGCAGACCAGAGTCATTTGGGAGCGTGTCTTTGAACAGGCTCAGATTAAGGTTAACCCGAAAGAAAGGAAGAAAATGATTAACCGGAAACGAAGACGCGAGAAAGCCTACCACCAAAAGCATTTTTGGGGGCCGGGTCAAGCAACACCCACATTATGATTATTAATACAGGAGGCCGATAGATGGCAACAATTACAGTCGGGGATTTAACACCGCGAAATCAGTATGTCGCTAATAGCGGTCAGACTGTTTTTGCGTATACATTCCCCATATTCGCTGACGGTGATCTGAAAGTTTATGTCGGGTCAACCCTCAAAACACTGACCACCGATTATACGGTATCCGGTGCAGCTACGGACAATGGTGGCAACGTCACCTTAGTGACCGGGGCAACCACCGGGGATATTGTTACTGTCTATCGTGATCTGCCTGTTTCACGCACATCCGATTATCAGACATCGGGCGATTTGTTAGCGGAAACGCTTAACGATGATTTCGATAAGACAGTGATGATGGCTCAACAAAACGAATCATCCTTATCACTTGGTCTGCGCGTTGACCAATGGGATGACTACGGTGATCTGACGCTGCCGAGTAAGGCCAATCGGATCGGCAAAGTCTTAGCGTTTAATGCCACCACAGGTAATCCAGAGGGTGGGCCAACCATAGCTGCTACCAATACGGTGGCCGGTATTTCTGCTGACATTTCAACGGTAGCCGGAATCTCAACCGATGTGACCGCAGTCGCAGCAGATGCGGCAGATATTGGGGCCGTAGCCGGTAAAGCCACACAGATCGGATTGCTTGGCACTGCTGATGCAATTGCCGATATGAATACGCTCGGTACAGCAGATGTCGTTCTTGATATGAACGTGCTAGGTACAACAGCCAATGTCACCGCTATGGATACCTGTTCGACCAATATCTCAGCGATTAATGCCGCGCCAACACAGGCAACTAATGCAGCAAGTTCAGCGACCAGTGCAGCGAGTTCAGCCACTAGCGCAACCAGTTCAGCAAGCACAGCAACGACTCAAGCAAGCGCAGCATCAACCTCTGCAACGGCATCGGCAGCATCAGCGACAGCATCGGCAAGTTCAGCATCAGCAGCAGCGACCAGTGCAGCAAGTGCAGCAGCAAGTCTTGATGAGTTTGATGATAAATACTTAGGGGCGAAATCATCCGATCCTGCAGTCGATAATGATGGCAATACTTTGGTGGCTGGTACCTGGTACTTCAGCACAGCAACAGATCGTTGTCGGATTTATGACGGCTCAACCTGGGCAGATGTTGCCCTCGATGCGGCTACGGTTGTTAGCAAAACATCAGTGACCGGATCAGCAGTTTTACCCGGAGGCACAACCGCTCAGAGAGATGGATCACCCAGTGCCGGGTATCTCAGATGGAACACATCAGACACTTCAGCAGAAGTCTATGACGGTTCAGCTTGGGCGGCTGTCGGAGGTGGCAATTCAACAACAGAGGGGATGTACGTTCACAGTAACACGATTAGCAGTTACACCCTGGATGCCAATAGCAATGGGTTATCAGCCGGGCCAGTAACCGTAACCGGCTCTATAACAATCCCCTCAACTTCAACTTGGACAATCGTATGAAGATAAAAGTAAACCCATCATCCAGTGGCACTGGGGTGGTTACACTCAGCACAACCTCCGGGAGCAACACAGACCGCACGCTAACATTGCCTGACTCTACAGGCACAGTCCTGATGAGTGATGGGGATGGTTCTGCGTTGACTAATCTTCCAGCAGGTGGCGTTGACGGCATTGTCAGTACGGCTAATGCTACTGCTATTACTATTGATTCGAGTGAACAAGTTGGTATAGGGCAAACAAACCCCTCTGCTCAGTTACACACCGATAAAGCCTCGTCTATTACTAATGGTTTAATTCCCTCTCTCCGTGTAGATTCACATACCACAGGTACAGCTGCTAACGGTGTAGGTACTAGTATAGAGTTTTATGGCTCTATGACAGGACAGGCTGGGGTAGAGTTAGGTAAGGTAGGTTTTGAAAACTCTAATGTGTCAGGAGCTTATGGTGACTTTGTTGTATATACACGCCCTAATGCTGCTGTTGTTGAAAGACTAAAGATAACCTCAGACGGCAGAGGACTCTCGCAGTTCACCGCAAAGGCTTGGGTTAACTTTAATGGTACTGGTACTGTGAGTATTCGGGATAGCCATAATATAAGTTCCGTTGTAGATAATGGGTCAGGTTCATATACTCCGACATTTGCAAACTCACTTGCAAACCCACCAGTAGTTACTGGCAATGCAGACCATCCCGGCAATTGGTATGGTTGGTTATCGGTTCGTGACCATGCAACAGGGAGTTGTGATGTCCATTCTGTCAAGGCTAGTTGTAATTGCTCTTCAGACGCAGGGCAAATAGATGTAATGGTATTCGGAGATTAATATGAAAATAATATACCCAACCAACGAGGGTTTAGCACAGTTAATCCCAGCACCTAAATTCCTAGCGACACTAGAGGGATTATCAGAGGAACAAAAACTAAAGCACATAGCTGACAAGGATTTACCTACTGGTACGCCTTATGAAATCACCGATGAGTTACTTGACGATAGAACATTCCGCAACGCATGGGAATACATCGCAGGAGCAGACGAGAAAACCTCAGAGGACTTGTCGCTTGAAGACCAACTCAAATATAACCAAATAACCAAGGAGCTCTACGATGCCAATGCAAGTTAATTTCGGTAAAGCTCAGGCTATTACCAAAGACCGCTTACGAGCAGACCGCAAGCCGTTACTTGAGGAGCAAGATGTTGCGTTTCAAAGAGCATTGGAATCGGGTGCTGACACAACGGCTATCGTAGCTGAGAAGCAAAGGTTAAGAGATGTCACCGACCAAGTTGATTCGATGACTACTCTTGATGAATTGAAAGGGGTGGAAGTCTAATGGCAATAACAATAAACGGTTCAGGCATCACCTCATCGGAGATTGCAGACGGCACGATAACCAACGCAGATATTAATGCGTCTGCTGGTATTGCAGGGTCAAAACTCACGGACATCAAAACAGTCAACGGTGACTCACTTATCGGGTCAGGTGATTTGACTGTTGGTGGGGGTAAGGTGCTACAGGTTGTTTCTGGTGTAACAGACCAAAGTGACTGGGTTAATAGCCTTGTTGGCACGTCCATACTGCACGTCCATACCTTTACACCTCTTTCCGCAACGAGCAACGTATTAATAATGGCATCAATAGGGGCAGAGAAAGTATATGGGTCATCAGGGATTATTACAAATCATGGTTATTTATACCCTCATATATATTCGGGGAGTACGGCGGTTCAGCGTATCGGAAATGCGTTCCTCCATAACACACCAACACAAGCTAGATTATACTGTAGTAGTGCTAGATTAGAAGCGTCTGGTAGCACAGGCTCAAGGACGTACTCTATAAGAGCGCATACCGTGAGCGGTGGGAGTTCTACTAGATTTTTATTCTATGATGCAACCATGACAATTATAGAGGTGGAGGCTTAATATGATAACTAATATAGATGCCCTTGTAAGTCTACGTCCTAACGCTCAGTTTGTTTCCAGAGATGGTGTTTTAGAATGGCTAGACACTGAGCAAACCCAACCCACAGACGCAGAAATCCAAGCCGAATTAACCAGACTCCAAGAAGTCTACGTTTCACAAGAATATGCTCGGCTACGCAAGGCTGAGTATGACCAATTGAATCAAGACGAACTCAGATTTGATGACCTAGAGAATGGCACAACCGTTTGGCAGGATACGATTAACGAAATTAAAGCGAGGTATCCGAAATGAGCGTAGTGAAAAGCGATAATTCCGACATTACCATAAACGCATCGGGGACTTCGAGTGAGATTAAGTTTCAATGCAACGGAACAGAGGTTGCCAAGATAGACTCCACAGGTTTTGTGGGTGCTGGTTCACCCAGTATTGACGATAATGGAAATGCTACTGCCATAACGATTGACTCAAATGAGAATGTTGGGATTGGTACTGCCGCACCAGCACGCAACTTGCACATTTCTGATACCACTAGTGGTGCTACAACTGGCATACGACTAACAGGTGCAAATAACGGCTCACAAGTAATTGAATTTGCCGATACTGATGATGGAAATGTTGGATATATTCAATATGACCACGGCTCAAATAGAATGTCGTTACGAACTGGTGACGCTAACAGTCTAAACATAGATAGTGATGGTATAAAGTTCGGTACGGACACCGCATCAGCAAATGCACTGGATGATTATGAGGAGGGGACTTGGACTCCTACCTTTGAAAGTATATCTGGTTTCGGTAGTACAGGCAGTTCTGTAAGTGGTGCATATACTAAAGTTGGAAACTTAGTAACACTAAGTTGTAGCTTCTACTTAACAGGGGTCACTAGTAATATAACTACCGCAGATGGTGTAACTGTACAGAATCTACCCTTCACACAGAATTCACATTCTACCACTCAGGCTTCCTTTGAGTGTGGGTGGAATTACAATGATAATACGGTGGTTACAGGTAGGAGTGTCAGCTCAGGTGGTGGTATCAGATTCCGTGTAAACGCTATAGTGGGGTCAGGCAATAGGGCAGGAGGGAGGTTTCAACTTTCTGGTCATTACTACACAAACGCTTAATTATCCCTATCGGACGATACGGACGGACATTTAACAAAAGGAAATCAAAATGGCACTAGAAAAAGTACACGTAACAGACAAGATTGAAGTATTAGAAAACGGCACAATCCAAGTTCGCTGTGCAACGAGAGTCTTAGAAGATGGAGAGGTATTATCTTCCTCTTTCCACAGACACGTTCTGCACCCTGACGCTGACCTGACGGATGAAGACCCAAAGGTAGTAGCAATCGCTAATGCAACTTGGACACCAGAGGTAATCAGTGCGTATGAAGCGATGGTTGCTGAACAAGAAGCAGAGTTAGCAACACCAACTGAATAGGTGAAGAATGGACAAAGATCAGTGTGATCGGCAAGGGCGAGAATTAGTCCTCCATGCAGAGCAGATAGCCAAACTGTTTAGCCAGGTCCAGGACACGAATGATAGATTGATGGCTATTGAGAAATCAATTCTGCAACTCAAATATATGGCTTACGGTTTCATATTTTATGGGGTCAGTTCTCAAGCTGGTCTTTTGGCAGCGCTGAAACTCTGATGTGGAATCTACTGATTCAGCCGATCTCTGACACTATCGGGAAGATCGTTGACAAGATCGCCCCTGATGCTGGCATGGCTGAAAAACTCAAGGCAGAGATTACTAAGGAATTGCTCAAGGCTGATTCGGTCGCACTCCGTAAGCAAGCGAATATTATCATGGCCGAGGCTAATGGTGATTCTTGGCTACAACGGAATTGGCGGCCTTTGGTCATGTGTAACTTTGCGTGTCTTATAACGGCTCACTGGCTAGGCTTTACCCCGGAGAATCTTTCGGAGAAACAAATCTTGGCTCTGTTAGATATTGTCCAGGTAGGTTTAGGCGGTTACATCGTAGGCCGATCTGCTGAAAAAGTGATGAAAGAATATAAGAAATGAGATTGAGCCAATACTTTAAACGCTCTGAATTTGAGTGCCAGTGCGGTTGTGGGCAAGATACTGTTGACTATGAACTGATTAGGGTCTTAGAGGCTCTTAGAGCGCACACAGGGCCGATATTCATCTCATCAGGCAATCGGTGCGTCAAACACAATATGGACGTTGGTGGCGCTTTAAATAGCTATCATGTGATTTCAAAGGCTGCTGATATTGTCGTTAAAGGCAATACCCCGGCAGAAATATATCACCACTTAAACCTGAGATACCCTGACCAATACGGCATTGGCCTTTATAAAGGATGGGTCCACTTGGATGTGAGAAAAGAAAAGGCTCGATGGGATGAAAGTCATAGCTGAGTTGGTTGTTTATATTGCTATTGCAGCCGTCATGTCTGCACTCGCAACTTTGTACCTGGAAGAAGTGATGCACGTTTTCTACTACTAGGCTAGAATAACTCTGTCGGGATAGGTTTAGCGGCTGAAAAGTGGGGAGTCATTACCTCATCTTCCCGGCAACCAATTCGATTCCCAAAGACGGAATCACATCAATGTTGACAGCAATTCTGCCAGCATCTTAGAAAAACCCTTACAAATCAACAACTAACTGGGGGTTCGATTCCCCCCGCCTCCACCAATATTACTGGGTTCA